GACCTAAAAGACGCATTTAGCACTGCATCAGATGCTTTGCCATCACTACAGGAAGGGCTAACTAGCGTAGCCAATGTATTTGCTAGCCAATTCACAGCAGGTCTAACAGACGCTATTGACGGTACTAAGAAAGCAAGCGATGCGTTTTAAGATATGGCTCGCAGTGTGGTTAGGAGTCTTACTCAAATGCTAATACAATACTATATAACCAAGCCTTTGTTTGACCTCATAACAGGTAGCGTTGGCGGTGGCGGTAATAGTGGTGGAAATACAGCGAATCTAAGTAGCAATGGTGTCAGCTCCATAACAGGACAGTCATTTGGTAGCACAACAGAGCCGTTTAGAATGAGTCCTGCAAGCAAACCATCTGTTAGTATGAGTGGTGGCTCTGGCACAGTTAATCAAACAATCAATGTAACTACAGGAGTGCAGCAGACAGTGAGAGCAGAAATACAAAACATGATGCCTCAGATACAAGAAGCCACAAAAGCAGCCGTAGCAGATTCTAGGGCTAGAGGCGGTAGTTACAGTAAAGCATTGGTAGGTAGATAATATGTCTTTAAGCTATCCACTAACATTCCCTGCTGGCATAGGCATATCAAACTTTTCTCTAAGATTTGTTAAATCTGTAGCAATGTCTGAATCACCTTTTAGTTACGCACAACAAGTGCATGACTTCGGTGGCGGTAGATGGGAAGCAGAGATCACTATACCCCCTTTACAGCAAAGTGATGCCCAAGTATTCCAAGCATTCTTAATTGGCTTAAAAGGGCGTTTTGGCACGTTCACGATGAGCCATCCGCTACAGAGCGTTTCTCTTAGTAGAACTGCGTCAGGTACTAAGGGTGATACTGATGTTGATTTTAATGGCTCTGTTAATGCAGGTACTTATTTCTCTGTAAGCAATCATCTGTATCTTACGCTAGAGACTGGCACTGCTCTTGTTGAAGTGCAGCCACCATTAAGAACAACTATGAGCAGCGCGACTATTGATACAACCTTACCGCTAGGCACTTGGCGTTTATCAACTAATAATGTAGATTGGTCAACAGGAGTAAATAACCTAACACCATTTACATTCGCTTGCATTGAGGCTGTCTAATGGCTAGAGGATTACAAAGTGCAATGGAGTCTGCTGTTGAGGCTACTCAGGTAAGACCATTTGTGCTTGTTGATTTAATGTTTAGTTCACCAATATATCTTTGGTCAGGTTATGGTGATTTAAGTTACACAAATACCTATCTTGGTGTTGGTGAGTTACTAAGCATAAACGCTATTGAAGAGTCACAAGACTTAGGCGCGAACGGCTTACAGATTGACCTATCTGGGATTAACGGCACAACCTTATTAACTAAGGCTTTATCCGAAGAATATCAGGGCAAAACAGTAACAGTTCGTCTAGGTGCTAAAGACAGCTCAGGTAACATCATCAGTGATCCCATAGTTATTTATAGTGGCTTCATGGATGTTATGGTTATTAATGAGGGTGTTGAGGAATCTACTATATCTTTGTCTGTTGAGAATAAGCTCATAGCTTTAAGTAAGACAAAAGAAAGAAGATACACAAGCAACGATCAGCGATCAGATTACCCATCAGATAAAGGCTTTGATTACGTTACTACTATAGCTGAAAGTACAATAAACTGGGGCGGTGAAACCACTAAGTCAGCAAGTCAACAATATGAGCGTAAATATACAGGGCGTTATTAAAATCAGGGGAAGGCATGATATATCAAGAAGAATCATACTTTGATGTTAAAGATGATATTAAGCCGTTATTAGAAAAGCATTGGGACAAAGCAGCATTATATAAAGATAAGATTAAAATAGACCCTGATTGGAATGCTTACGAAATAGCTTACACGCATGGGATATTGAAAATCTACACCGCGAGAAAAGATGGTGATCTTGTTGGTTATATAATAGTCAGTGTTGTGCCAAATATGCACAGTAAGAGTCATATAATGGCAAGTTGTGATTTGATATTTGTTATACCAGAAGCCCGAAAAGGTATGACAGGATATAAGCTAATCAAGTATGCAGAGATAAAGCTCAAAGAGTTAGGCGTTAGTGTATTCAACATTAACACTAAAGTTGATGCGCCATTTGATTCCTTAATGGAAAGAATGAGTTATAATCTAGTAGAGCGCGCATATTCTAAATATATAGGTTAATTATGGCATCAGCAGTATTCGCAGCAATAGCACAGGCAGTAGTTACCATAGCTAGTGGTGGTCAGTTTTTGTTCTTGGGCAGGAGTGGTTTCGTGGCTTTCGCTGGATGGACTGCTACCTATGCTGCTTTAGGTGCGGCTAGTCGTGCATTGTTTGGACAAGCTGAATTAGATACCACACAAGGCGTAAACTTCAATGTCAGAGATCCTGCAAGCACAAGAAAGATAATCTATGGTAAGTGCAGAATTGGTGGAACTATTGTTTTTATTAACACTAGTGATACTGACAACAACTATTTACATTTAGTTATAGCAGTAGCAGGGCATGAGATAGAAGGCTATGAAGAAGTTTATTTTGATGAAGAAAAGGTCTGGGAAAGCGGAAGCTATTTAAACGACTGGGATGACCATTGCTTACTAAAGTTCAAAGATGGCACACAAACTACTGCTGATACTGATTTAGTCAATGCGGCAACAGGCTTTACTTCTGCACATATCTTAGAAGGCACTGCTTATGTGTATGCTAGATTAGACTATGATAGAGAAAAGTTTACTTCTGGTGTTCCTAATATATCTTTTGTTGTTAAGGGCAAAAAGGTATATGACCCTAGAACAACTACAACTGTTTGGTCTGACAATCCTGCTTTGATTCTTAATGATTACTTACTAGACACTAAGTACGGTCTAGGAGAATCATCATCTAATATAGATCAGACTGCACTGACTGCCGCAGCAAATGTTTGCGATGAAAATATAACTTTATTGAGTGGCACTCAAAAGAACTACACTTGCGATGGCATCCTAGATACCGGCACAACTATAAAGGCAAATGTAGAAAACATCCTATCTAGCATGATTGGTACGATGCACTACACTAATGGCAAGTTCCACATAATGCCGTTTGACGATAGAACACCAGAAACAGATAAGATCACCGATGATATTCTTGTAGCACCTATATCGATTACTACAAAGAGAAGCAGGTCTAGTCTATATAACACTGTAAAGGGTAGATTTGTATCTGAGGAAATGAACTACATTGTAGCTGATTACCCTGAGCAAACTACTAGCGGTGATACTGATGACTATACCGTTAATGATGGAGAGACAATATCCCTAGACCTTAACCTGCCAATGACAACTAATCAGGCTAGAGCGCAGAGATTAGCTAAATTGACAATGGAAAAGTCTAGAATGCAGATGACCATAAGTATGCAGCTAAACATGCAAGGTCTAAAGTATAAGGTTGGAGATAATGTAAACATAGTTAATTCAAGATTTGGTTGGACTAATGCCAGTCCTAAGAGATTTGAAATAACCAACATAAGTATTATTCCTGATCCAGAAAGAGGAATAGTAGTACAGGTAGAAGCTACAGAAAATGAAACATCAGTTTATGATTGGACAGCAAGCCAAGACCAGCAAGACTATGTTATACCGCCTGATATTGGCGTTTATACAGGGACAACTGTTGTCGCTCCTACTAATTTAAAAGTTTATAGTACAGGTGAAAAGGCTTCAAAGTTTGAGAAATTAGTTAAGGTAAAGTGGGATGGTGTTGAGTTAGCAGATGGAGCTTCTCCTTATGAGCCATATTTTAGTCATTATGAGATCATAGTTGATAAACCATTAGGCAAAGATAAAACATATACAACAACAGATGATGAAATTGTGGTTACTATAACTACGATCCAAACAAGAGGAGCAACTAAAGGGAGTGGCATATCTGTCAGGGCTGTTAATACAAGAGGCTATAAAAGCACAAGTGCTGGGCTTGCAAACCTAAAAGCTAGCACTGTATATCCTAGCGAGCCTGAAAATATTAATAATGTTGTATCAGCAACTTATTCATCGCCATCAGTTCCTCAACTTACTGAGTTAGCACATGAAGCAGGTATTATTGTACAAGAAGGAACTGAGATAACTTACATACAAGTTAATTCAAGCGGTGTTGCACTTAACTCAAGAGAATATGTTTTTGAATCAACTGCAATAAGAGCAATTAGATTTGGAAACGTAGACCCTGAAGTAGATAGAGTAGACCCGCCAGAGTTAGTTACTAACGGTACATTCTCTACAGACAGTGATTGGGTTAAAGTAAATACTGTAGGAACATTTACTATCGCGAGTGGTGTTTTAACAGGAACAGATGTTGGAACAAATGACTTTTTATATCAAGTTATAGAATCTGAAACAGGCTTAAAAGAATGCACTTACAGTAAGACAACAAGCGGTACTAACGGAACTGTTGGTTTGCAGATATATGATGCCAATGACTTTAGCTTTCTAGCTACTAGCTATGAAAGTGCAAGTGGAACGCATAGTTTTAGTTTCTATGGGGGTGATTTTATTATTGTAGTAGTAGGTTTTGCTGGTACTGGTTCATTAGCCGTCTACGATAACTTTTCTGTAAAAGACAAAGCAGATGCAATAGACAAAATAAGATTCACAGTTCCAAAAGCTGTTTCTAATGTAACATT